CGCGTCGCTGATCCACTTGTGGCACCGTTCCCAGTGTCCACATAGCCGGTCACTATCCGATAATAAGATAGGCGAAATCGGCGGTGTGTCCTTGGTTGTCATGTCCGATAACCATTGTTCCATTTGTGCTTGTCCCCTTCACATACGGGTTGTGATGCCACGGGTTGTGGTCAACGCCGCAAAAAAACACCAAGCTCTCGGTGCTGTAACGTGGCTCAGATACCGTCGTCTCGGTTACGTTTGCGCCTAAGGTAACATATCCGATACTATTGAGGCCGCCATTGATCGTGCGGTTCAGCACCTCAGCAATCTCACGGGTTGTCGCCGTGATCGGGTTAAGTATGCGAAAGTTAGCCTTGCGCTGTTCAACCGTCATCGCCGACCCACCTGCCTAGCCTCGACGTCAATGCCGTGCGCGAATGACCAGTTATTCGACAGCAACATCTTCACCCGCTGGTATCTGTCCTGTGACCTAAACGGCACAAATCCTGCCGCGTTAGTGCCGCCACCAGCTTGAAACGCGACTGTGTCGGTTGGCGTGCCTCGCAAGCCGACGAACAGCTCAACCGTGCCATCTTCGTGATACGGGTACACACGCGTGATAATGCTGTGCTTGCCGACGCTAAGCGCCGCCTCGCCGGTCGTGATTGTCGCCTGCAACGGGTCGCCGGTAAACGTGTACAGCTTATCGCCAACCGCGCCGCCAAAGAAAAACTGACCGCCGCGAAATAGCTGGCTGTCGAGTGTTGTGGTCAGGCCGTCAATCGTTGCCGACAGGTTGTCCAAGTCCTCGACCGTGTAACCGGCGCTAAAGAATGGCGTGATAAAGTCAGCGTTTACCTTGCCGAGTGACCAGCGACCCAATGCGTAGTTAAAAATCAGCAGGCGGTCGGGCTGGCCGGTTGTGCTGGCGGTGCTAGTGTACGACCAGACCGCGATCTGATTAAGCGGGTCAACCGCCGCAGTCATCCTGTCCTTGTACTGCGAGTTAAAGTCTTTGGCGAAAAACTTGTCGATCTTCTCATTGCCAATCGGCGTCGACCGCTGGCCGTCAAACATGTGGAAGCCGTTGTCGGAATAGTAAAACACGTTTGAGCCGTAGTTACACACTGAGCCGGGTATGCTACAGCCGCGTTGGCTCTCGACCTTGTCAAACTGGAAGATAAGCGGCGGGCCGGTATATGTGGCGCGAAATATAGCCTTCTCGCAAAGTATCGTGCAAAACTCCCCGCCCACCATTCCGGTAATAGCACCGCTATCGGGAAGTTCCTGATAATCGCTCTGATCGACGCCGGACGTCCAGCTTGTGATGTCGTTAAACCCTGACCATCTGACCTTATACGGCACACGCCCTGAGCCTTCGTCGATATTAGCCGTCCAGATAAAGTCACGCACCACGGCCAAAAAGTCAGCCTTTGGCGGCGAGCCAGCCAAGTCAGAAAACGCAGTGTCTGTGCCTAGTTGCCACTTCTGCAACTCTTCGCCGGTTCCGCCAGACGCAATGACATACTCACCAAATTGTACGAAACGCCACTTCTCTGGGCCAGCGAGGTCATAGGCTGGTGTGCCAGCCTTGCTGACATCGTCCAGATTATTGGTTGATGGGTTGAACGAGTATAGCTTGCTGTCGTCCCCAGCGAATAGCTTGACGTTGCCGCTGTTGTCTTTAGCCGCATAGATACCTCGTATTGTGCCGCTGGCAGAATTGCTAAAGCTAATAAACTGGTTTAGCGGCCGGTAGCCGTTATACGCCGGTATCACGTTCTCTGCCGTGACGACGCCTGCGTTCATAAAGTCCGGCTGATCCGGTAGCCATTCGCCAAAAGTAATCATTGCCCTAACCAGTTACCAGTTGCGCCCGCGGGCGGTGTTGACCAAATGCTAGGTGCGCCTGCCGCCGCAGTCGCCCAAGACGGCGTAGTCGGTGTGACTGCCGTCCACTCCTCGCCGAGTATAGTCATTGTCACGTCGCCAGTCACTGCCACCTGCGGCGTACCGGCCCCAGCAAACTCCGCCACGACACTTGTAGCCTGCGTAACCGCAATGTCAGCCGTGCCAGCGCCCAGCGTCACAAAGTTAGAGCTAGACGTCGCGCTGGCGGTGATTGTGGCTGTGGCCGCCATAGGCCGTATGCGATTAAGGTCAGACGTCGCAGTGCCGACTGCGTTGACCAGTGCCTCAAACGGCCGGACACGGGCAAACGCGCTAGAAGCCGTGCTGATGGCCTCAACAGAGGCAACCATAGGTCTTATACGCTCGGCGGTGCCAGAGGCCGTCACAGAGACGCTTACAGCCGCTGAGACGCTTTTTAACCTCGACGCCTCGGATGTTGCGGTGATTGCGGTGCTGGCGCTACCGTCAGCGACCTTTACTTCCAGCGCGAGCGCATCGAGCGTGCCATAGTTCCAGTTGTCTAACGCGCCCCAGCCGTCCATATGGTCGAGCGCAACCGCAGTCCACGCGACCTTATCGCCAACCGTGTCGATGGTAAACGGCAGGGCATCAAGCGTGCCGGTTAGCCTATCTAGTGGTGCGACTGTCGACATTGGCTACCCCTAAGCGGCGGTAATGTCCATATCACCGATTGCGATTTTGAGGATGTCGCCAGTATCGATGACCTTGCTTGCGGTCAGTGCGCCGTGGATCAGCAGGTTGCCAGAAGTCAGGGCGTCAAAGATACCGAAGTGAGATACCGTACCCCAAGAGCCTGTGGCGGCGTTAAACTCGACCGCCGCGTCATTTGATGCGACGCCAGATGCGGCCGCACCAAAGCTGATAGCCTCGCGGGCGTAGTTATTGCCGGTCAGCTCGGTGCCGCTGTTGTCGTCGTTAAACGAACCGGTCGACAGGCCGACGTAAACAGTTGCTGGCATCGTGTAGGCGCCGGTGCCTAAGATGTGGTCGAGAATTTCATTCTCAAGGTAGTCGGACATAGCAGACATAGTTTAGCTCTCCACTGCTGAATTTTGGCGTTGATATACACTGCTGATAAACAACGACCCCGTGCCATAATGCGAGCGTTGCTCATCGACCTTGATCTCTTCAAGCGCAAGGTTGAACCGTTGCAGGTACTGCGACGCACGCGTCTCATCTAGCAGGTAAGCATACGCCTCGGCCAGTGCGCCGTAAAGGTAGGCGTCGGGCGACCGGCTCAGGATGTTGTTTGTCTGGTTTACGGCTGACAGCGCATCAATCGTGCCGATGTAAACGATCTCGACCGTGTACGTTGTGTCGGGGATCGGGCGCAATTTGATTTCGTCGCCGATGATGCTGTAGCCAAGCGGCTTGCCCTGACCGCCCGACGAAAACTTTGTGTCAAGCGCCGACGGGCTGTAGTAAGACAACACGGTCAGCGGCGTGGTGTTTAGCTTCACCTCGCGCACCTCGCGCAAGTCAACCGGCAGGGCTAGGTATTCGTTGCCGCCAACAGTCGACGCGGTGGCGCGCTTTTCCTGACTGCGTGTCTCAAGCTCGCGGCTCATGCGTGCCTCGGCCATTGTGATGAAGTCGGGTATCTGTGCCGTCAGGTCGTCCCTAGCCAGAAACCCGGCTATGGCAAGCTGTAAATTTGCGTATGTATCGACTGCCATTATATGTTTCCGCCGCCTGTTCTAAAGTCACGGTTCTGATGATCGTTCAGCCACGCCTTCCAACCCTTCGGGTTTTCCTGCGGCGTGCCAAGCGTCTCAATCAGGTGATTATACACGACATTAGGTATTTCCGCTACATGTTGCATGTGGCGCTGGGTATTGCCGATCATACTGCCCTTTGAGTAGTCGTTATTCATCTGCCGGTTTAGCTTTACCAGCGTGTCGAAGCGTTGCTTTTGCTCAATGACAGTCGAGCCGTCATTGTTCTGGTGCATGTACACTTCTTTTTTGGTGTGTGGGTCTGTGTATAAGACGCGCTTCATATTACCACCTATGAATTAGAAGAGAGGGGGCAGTCGCCCGCCCCCTCAGTGATATTACGAACCGTTAAGGTCAAACACAACAGCGTGTGCCCGTGGCGCGGTTGGCTTCAGTGACCATTCTGTCACAAGGTGTGACGTGGTCGCATCGCCGTCCTTAGCCAAGTCTTCCTCAAGGAAGTTACGACCTTTCAGTGTGCAGATTGACACATAGTCTGGGTCAATCAAGAACACACGGTCGTTGCCCATCAGGCGTGATGGAACGGCCTCGACTGTGCCGAAGTCTGTAAGGAATACAGAAGTCGAGCCGACGTATGTGACTTCCTTAGCGGCAGTCATATTTACGTCGTTAGACACCAGATTGCCTGTGGCAGACAGGTCTGAGAAGTTGGCGCGGTTAGTTGCAGACGCAACCATCAGACGAGGATTACCGCCGTCTTCCCACGCGTCCTGCATGCCGTCCTCGATCAAGGCAAGTGTCAACGGGCGAGCCGTGCCTGACGTGATCGTTGTTGTGCCGTCGGCACCAACAGCGAAGGCGCCAGTTGCACCCACACTACCGTTTGACATCCAGCAAGTCAGTGACGCTGACTTACGAGGGTCAGAGCCGTCACGGGCAACGTCGGTGTCACCGATTGCCTTTTCGATATCCCGGCGCAGTTCGAGAGCCTTCAACACCTTCTGGTAGTTGTGTTCGCGCTCACGGCCTGCTGTGTCAACTGCATCAAGCATTTTGTTACCGCTGGCCTGTTTATGACCAACTTCTACGGCTTGTGGTTAGGTTATACCGTAGATCAGACTATATCTTCACTTTCGTGTTGGGCGCTCGTGGGCAGATTATTCTTTCGTCACCGCCTAGTCGTTGAACCTTCACCAGCCCTCAGCTCTCGCTTCCATCTGGCGCTTGGATGCTGATTACCCGCCTCCGGGCTTCCCAGCAATTCACCCAATTTTTTTCCTGAACCAGTCAGACTGCAATCTGATTTAGAACAGGGGAACCATTGAACAGTTTAGTTCCACTGGTAGCAAATACTTTCTTGGAAATCTGGTGGTAGTTGCCCACGCGTGATGTTGGGGTCGCCGCCGCAGTCGCAGTGGTCGCTCCCTCATTATGATAGTTGGTAGCTGACGCCGCCGTCAGCTCCTGCACTTGCCATTCCACAAAGATACCATTGCTGGTCTCTTTTTTTACGTTGCTGAAAATCGGTGTTTCAGCAGGGTCGATGCGGTAAATAATATCGGCGAGCTGTTCCTTTTCGCCGACTGCCGCGCTTGTTGCAAAAACAGTCATTGTAGTTTACTCCTTGGGCTATCTGCCCATTAGATAATTAACGGCGGCATCCACGGTTCCAGCGTCCTCAAAACGCTTTCTCGCTTGTTGCCGAGAACGTGTAGCAACTTCGCGCTTGGTTTTCGGGCGTCCTGCCTTAGCCATCTTTGGCGCCTCACGGGTGCGTTTTTTGGCGGCGGGTTTCTTCGACTGAAGGTTGTCCCACTTCCACGCCTTGTAAAGCAATTCGATAGCCCGCGCGTCAGACGCGTTGGCGATCTCTTCTTCACTAAACCCAATTCGACGCTGTGCGTACTTGATGACTTCCTGACGCTCATTCTCGCGAATGTCGTCATTCTGCCACTCAGGTATGCGTTGCAACATATCGGCGCGCTGGTGCTGTAAGTGCTTTTCCAGATTGCGCTGATGATCCTGCATCTGCTGTTCTGCGACGCGTTGCCTTTCGGCTTCGACTGCTTTCTGCTGTTCCTTGTACTGATCCCATTCGGTCTTAGCTAGGAACAAGTCACGCTCGCTCATCGTTTCGGCTAATGCTCTCCAATCAGGTTCCTGCTGGACTGTCTGTTGGATTTGGGCGCTCAACAAATCAAGTTGCTGTGCGTAGGCGTCGCGCATTTGCTTAACCTCGGCCGCCTCTTGTTCAAAGGCTTTGCGCTGGTTAGCCAATTCCATCGACTTCCTAGTAAATGACTGCTGACGCTGATACCCGTTGCGAAGCTCGTCTAAGTCTACCTCGATTTCCTCACCGTCAACTTTGACAGTGTATCTTTGCTGAGGCTTTT